TTACCGCCCGGTGTATCAAATCCAGTAGTAACAGCCATGATCAGAAACCTCGTGCGACTTCAGTAGCGGAAGCTTCGCCACCGATAGTGCGGCGGCCCAGAATCTTATCGATAGCAGTGTCAATGTTGCCTCCCATTGCTTGGAGGCCGGTGCCCACGGCTTGATACATCGAAGGCATCGCTCCGTATTGACCTTGGATGTTTGCTAAAGCACGCTCGCGAACGCCAGCTTCAGCCATGCGTTGTGCAGACTGCTCAGAAAAGAAGCTGCTCAGGTCTCTAAAGTCAATCGGTGGGCCTGCGTCAATACCAATACTCCGAAGGCGTGCTCGGTTGTAATTTTCTTGGTTGATCGCTGTAAACAGCTGATTGATGTCTAACTGAGGAGAAGCGTATCCCTGGTTTGAAACACCACCAGACCGTGGGGCCTGATCTTTAAAAAGCTGAGGGATTAAATCAATTAACTTATCTACAGTCAGCGCCGTGGCTGCTGTACCTAATCCGCCTCCGGTACCAGCAGCAGCAAGAGGTCCAGCCATTACACAGCTCCGGGTTTATCGTAAGCGGTACCGCTTAACGGTTTCTTGTTGAATTTTAGTTCATTTCCGTCCGGAGTCACAGGTAATACCACGTCCTTTTGTTCTTGCGAAGCTATAGCAGCAGTCTGAGGAAAGTTAGACTTCAAATAACGAGATAAGAAGTCATTAGGATTAGTGTCGGGAGCTTCCTTCTTTACATCCCGCTCAGCTAATTGTTGTTTCCTGTCCATCAGCTCAGTTGTTGGAAGTTAACAGAAGGAGGAATACCGTTGCTCGAAGGAGCATTAAGCATCGAGTAATTAGCGCCTAAGTTAGGAGTGTCGTATTCAGCAGGACGCTGAGCAGACAATTCGTCCATGTGCTCGTCGCTTTGCTCCTCAAGAATTGCAAGAAGTTGGAGCATCTGATTAATCATCTCAGGGTTTTCGCAAACCCGATCAAGAAGCTGAACCAGAACAGGGTCCATTGCCGGAGGTTCTGCCTGTTCCACACGCAGACGTGCTTGCAGCTGAGCCCGACCCATAGGATCGTCAACGTCTGGATAAGTATTTAGTGAGCGTGTGGCTCCGGTGTACATACCACCAGGCTCACCTTCAATGCGAGGAGCGCCACCTTGCGCAAAAGTGCGCATAACGTATGCAACCATCGGGGCTGCAGCAGCTTGCTCGTCCGGAGTCTCGGGCATAGGAAGACCCAGCATCCGAGACGCTAATTCATAATCTGCCCTAGAAAACACCGGAACCTACAGCAACAGTTAGTTCCATTGTACTCTGTATTTTTAGAACGTCGCCTGGAGTAACTTCTAAGGTCAAGCAGATCTTCTCAAGAACATCAGGAGAAGGAATATACGTATTATCGCTGCAGATCTTACGCGTAGTTGTAGGAGACAAAGAAGCTAGCTTACTCAGAGCAAAAGAAGATAATTCCTTCTGCGCGAGCAAGCTAGTCAGATTATTTACCAGATAACCACTGGCTGTATGTGCTGAATAGAAAGGCATTACCCAAGCTGTAGCCCTTCAGAGATATTGACTAAACCAGTGCCACTAAAGTGACCAAACGACGTGAGATCGATCTTCGGAGAAGTAATCAAACGCCAAGAAGGCATTTCGCTAGGAAAGCGAATGTCGTCTAGGAGAAGCCAGCGATCTTTCTTCGGGAACTTTACGGTGGTTAACAGACTATAAAAGGTTTTCTCGAAAATCCCATCCTTAGGACCGTCGCACATGATGAAGTCGGCGTTAACCAACAACTTCACGAATCGATTGAATACCTCACTTTTCTTAAGGTCTTCTATGTGCTGTGTAAGTCTCCCGCTCTCAAAATCGTCTTCGGTTAAGTAAGTAGTCTCGTACTTCGTCCACGGTGTTACATCGAATGTGGTGACCTTATCGACGTTGGGCGAGTAGTCCAACATCACCCGAGCAGAAGTTCCGTAGTGCGTTCCGATATCGACCAGGCTGAGAGGTCCGTTCCTGCGGTCGAGATTAAAAATGAGACCAGCAAGAATCCGATAGTGATCGCCAGGGAAAGCGTTAGCAAAAGGGTTATCGCAATTAATACGACATTTCGCAGCAGTCGCGACACTGTCAAGAACATAGTCCCAGTCATCGAAGTTCTGAGTCGCCGCGTCGTCGTCGGTGGACCAGCACTCGCTAGGAATACGGTGGCGTACTTCTCTCATGATCAGAACCCGAGGTGTTTACGGCGGACGAAGCCTAGATCGTAAGTGGTGAAACTTACAGGCATGTCAGGCAGATTAAAGGGAGTCTTATTAGTTATGCCGTCCACATGCGCTTGCCAAGCTTCGTTCCACTTGAGGTGCAGGTAGCGCTTGTTCATTTCGTGCGCTACGTGAATTCCTTGAGCGATCGAAGGTTCTGACCGCCAAGTTTGGGAGCCATCCGAATAATCGTTCTTCTTACTGCCGTGGAAATAATCGTGCTCTAGGTCAAGTACACGCTTTACATCATCGTGAATAAAGCGCATCCCGTAATCCATATCCTCGCAATAGCCCGGATACAGGTTTTCATCGAAGAGACCGTACTTTTCGACCATCCAGTCCTTCAAAAGAAAGATATCCCAACCACCGCCGCTTCCGTGGACAATACCTACTTCATTGTCTTGAGCCTTCTCGTTCATCTCCTGGAGAAAACCAGGCTCGAACTTAACGTCGTGGTTAGCGATAACCCAGTAAGGAGCTTTCATGAAGCTCTTGATAATCAGGTTCCACGCTCCGCTGCACCCCACATTTGCCGGTAAATGGCAGACATGGACATTCTCGATGTACTTATTAGGGATCTCCTTGATTAGATCAACCTCGTGAGTGATCTGACCGCGTCCGTTGTTATTAAAGACAACAAAGTTCTCTACAGGGTAATCGATGCTCATGTAGAGCCGATGTAACCAATAGGGAGTATTTACAATCGCCGTCCCTATAACTGGGATTTTGTTCATCGACAGTTAGCAATAGCAGTATGCTAACACAAATCTAAGTTTTTACCATCCGAGTCAACTTGACTCTGGAGGTGTCGGTAGAAGCTACCTCTCTTGGGATTGAACTTTCTTTTAGGTTTTTGCTTCTGAGGAGCCCGCTTCTCCCTCTTGTAGACCTTCGTACCTACTTCATTGATGTAGTAAAGACCCCCTTTCTCGCCACGGATCCACTCGCGTTCCCATTTTTCCTCAGACACAGGTTTGTCTTTCACTAGGTGCTCACTAAATAGTAACGTGCTTCCAGCGACGTCCTGTGTCAATCTCGTATATTGTGTGGTAAATAACACCAAACTGTCTAGCGATATACTGCCGCTTAATGCCGTCCTTAAGCATAGTCTTTATAGTGCGCACATCGTCCTCTGTGAGCTTTGCATTCGGGTTCTTAGATCCCTTTGTGGACTCAGGGGTGAACATGTGAGGCAACTTCTTTTTGCACTCACTGCAAACGTGACCAGTCTCAAGACGGACGTTCTGAGAATATCGAATCAATTTTGTGCCGCACCCATCGCAAGAAAGCTCTAACTTACGTTTCCCATAGTTGGAATCAGCTTTCTGCATAGCCCAACGCTTATCTGCTGCTTCTTTAGCTTTGTTTGAGTTCTGAAAGTGTTTCATTAAAAAGAAAATTAATACCCGCTGACGGATTCGAACCGACACTGAACGAGGCTTAAACTCGTCGTCTCTGCCAATTGGACTAAGCGGGCTTCCGGCACCAAGAATCTACACGGAAATCAGCCGCGTGGAGCACTGTCAAACACTTTCTATACTGTTACCATGCTGGTGCTCAGAGAACTTCAAAAGTGACTGCAACCTCGTTTCAGGATTTGATGGGTCAACTCAAAGAAGACCCAACAGTAAAAGTCCAAGCACAACAACAACCGAAGCCCCATCAAGCCTCTTTAGAAGGCAAAAAGAAACTCGACGACAAATATAACTTCACCGAAGGTTGGTACGACGCACTCCTGAATAGCGAATGCGTTGTTCAAAACAACAACTCAGGACAAAGAATCGATCTGATGCCCGAAGAGGCAAAGACGATTGTTGAAATCGGTTGTTATGAAGGCGCATCTTCTTGTTTCTGGTCTGATTATTATCTCGATCACGAAGATTCCCGCCTAATTACTATCGATCCATTCACTGGAAGTGAAGAACACCTCCGAGATCCTGGAAAATATGCAGGTTTAAGCACTCTTGAGACCACAGCGCGTTCAAATATCGCAAAATCTAAGAATGCAGGCAAAGTTGAGGTCCTTAAAGGTTACTCACACCTGATTTATCCACATCTTTTCCACCGTTATGGCGAAGAACCCTGGATCGATCTTCTTTATATCGATGGGGCTCATGATTCGACTTCGGTTGCTCGTGATGTTTGCCTGTATGTGCCTATGGTTAAGCCTGGGGGTGTGGTTTTCTTTGACGATTACGCCCATCCAGATGTCCGACGAGCCGTTGACATGTCTCTCAACGCTTTTGCAGCCTTCGATCTAGCGATCTTTACAGGTTGGCAACTTGTGGGAGTAGTCAGCGACTACAAAAAATCCCACGGAGAAGAGTAATGGAACTCCTAATCGGTTTGTTCGCAACGCTTCAGATCAATCACACGCCCACTCACTGGTATATGTCCTGTGAGCGCTGGCAAAAACGATCCAAAGAGATCATGGTTGACGAAAGCATACCGCTTTCAAACCGATTAGATATCGTTTATTACCTCCGTACTAAGGTAAAAGGCAAGTGCGACATTCTTAGCTGATGTCACCAGATGACTTCGGACTGTTTGTCCTCCTCCTTTTACCTTTGATGCTGCCTTCGGTGTTGTTCCTTTTAACGTTCGCCGCCGGGGGCTGAGGTTTACTTGTACTGGTACCACCCAGTCATAATGTATTTTGTTTCCTCTGGAGCAATCTCTCCTCTGTGCACATGAGTGAAGTCTGCGGGCCACAGCAGGCATTTACCTTTTTCAGCTTTTTCCGTGTGGTTTAAATATTTAAAAGAGGTACCACCTCCTTTCTTTACATCGTTTAGATAAATCATCCAAACTAAGAAAACATCATCTTTACCTCTCTCGTCGTGCCACTCTTTGAAACCACCTGAGGGAGGGGTGTACCTTTGAATATTTATACGAGGTTTAATCTTGAAAGGTTTCTTCTCAAATAAAATATCGAAATCGCGGGCGTACTGGAGAACAGAACTCCATAAATAATTCAAAGGAGCGTGGAGAGCAAGGTAAGACCGGGCCTCGTCAAAAGTAAGACAAACATCGGTCGACTCTTTTACATCCTTATTTGTAAAAGATGTAGATCCATCAGCACTCTCGGTAACACCCGGTTCGTGTAACTTTTTTATCTCGTCACTCTCAAACCACTTAATCACTGCATCACAGGGAGACGTGTCGTCCATGTAATACCGTCTAATAAAATCTTCTGCCAAGTACCGCTCGAAAAACTACCATTCGTTTCAGGGCCGATCCCTCGTCAAAGTCGACCCATCCACGGAAACCGTTTGCTGTGGTGTGAGGAAACACAGCAAGGGGGATCCCGGTTTCAATTCCTTTATAACGCTCTTTCAGCACTGCGTCCACAGAGAAAATTACAACAGCATCGCGTCCCGATCGTTTTTATTCAAAAATCCAACCCTCCGTCTATATCCTCTGCCCTTTAGGCCCTTGGTCCTTTTTTCTACTTCAGCTTATCGCTCGACAGTAAAGACAATATAGTGGCAGTTGCTACTCCAAACAAGTTTTCCATACCATTTGCAAGCTCCGGGCAGTTCTCGCCCACAGTCGCAGTTTTATTTATTTTCGCTTGCTGGCCGCACAAAACTACCGCCAACGTCACCGTTAGCCCCTGGTACACGAACACGCCGATTAATGCCCTAAGTAAGAAGAGCTTCGGTCGAAACTCTCCGGGCACCATCTTTAGATATCAGCGAATGCCCCGCGCAGCAAGTTCAAACCGTCAGCTGCACGACGCCTGACTTCATCCTCTTCAGTCACATAAGTCTTCTTGCCCATATCCTCAACGATATTGCCCAGGTACTCGCCGGTCTGCACCGAACGAATAAAACTGCTCAAGTCACCAGGCGTGGGCTCGACCAGATTCTCCGGAGCCATTGCATTTACGAACTGCTGCGAACCACCACGCGTCGGATCGCCTTCGTAATAGTCAGCGGGATTGCTAGGATCACCGCCAACGAAATCAAAGTAAGATCCTGCAAAAGGAGTATATGTTGCCTCACGCTGCCGTGTTTCGAAGTCAACGGGGCCAGGTGCGGTCGGATCCGCGATAACTTCAGGCTCGTCTTCGATGGGCTGTGCTTTGACATCTTTATCTAAGTATTCACGAAGTCGGTTAAGTGCACGCTCGGTGCCGCCACCCATCTTGGTCTCATCGCGAACATCGTCCGCATAATCAATAACCATACGCGCAGCTTCAGCCTTAGAGGCGCCACGGCCAATACCTGTGTCAAACAGATCGCGAACATCCAGTGCACTCAGGCGATCAACCTTAGGGTTCTTGCGAGAACCAGCACCCTTAGAACTACGATCAAACGTATCTAAATAACGCTGAAAAGATTCATCGTCAAAAGCCATACGACGCTTATCGCGGCCCATATCAA